TGCCGTCGTCGGTCTGCCCGGCCCAACGGGCCAGCCTGACGTCATCGGCCCAGACCATCTTGTTGACCATGGTGCCGTGGTACGCGGACCGCTGGTACTCGACCAGCAGGTTAACGATGTCAGGCTTCTTTTCGTGGTAAACGAGAGGGTCCTTGAAACCGTCTCTCTTATTGAACGTGCTCATTGTTGGAAGGGGTGGAATTGTTGGAAAGAAATGCTTTGATGTCGTCGCGGTAGAACATGTTCTGACCGCCTTGGGTCTTGAAGATTCTCAGGACTCCCTGCTTGCGGAGCCTGATGAGGGTGGTCTTGGACAGACCGAAGTGCCGCGATGCCTCCGCGAGCCTGAGGAGTGGTGGTGTCTGGTTCATGTCAATAGGAGCCTCCGAACAGAGGTTTGTTGGTCTGGTTGTCGGCGAAGTCTGGTTGCATGACGGCGATGTAGCGTAGTGCGTCAATAGGGTCCTTGCTGGAGCCCTTTTCGCCGTCAGCACCGGTCCACTCACGCAGGCACCACATCAGGTTCTTGCAGTCCTCGGAGATGAAAAGTTTAGGTTGGTTGACCGTCGAGATGGGCTGGTTCTGGTCGTAGGAGAACCAATCATTGATGATGGAGATGCCTTCCTCAAGCCTGAGACCTGCGGCAGGCGTGAAGTACATGGCGTTGGGCTCCTCGTCCAGCAGTTGAAGCAAAGTGGTGCCGCCCTCCTTGTTGATGACCGGGGAGCCAGCGGCCCTAGGGTCGATGAATCTCTCGGCGATTTCCTCCTTACCCTCCAAGTCCTTGATGTGGTCCTTGATTTCGGTGAGGCCCATGCCAGCACCCTGCTTCTGGGCGGGGCCGGGACGACCGTCGGGCTTCTCGGACGGCAAAGCCCACTCGCCCATGCTGATGTCTGGCCACTCGCGGTAGACGTACTTGTTGCCGTCCTTGTCCACACGCATCCACACCATGAACCAGTTGCGGGAGCCAGCGGGGTCCACCGCCATGTAGTTGGTTCCATCCTTGGGAACTTGGTCGGCTGAAATAATGTTTGGCTCTCCGAAACGTGGGAACTGCGAGCCAGCCAAAGACTCGGCCCAACCATAAGCACGAATCTTCACCTCGTACGGGCCTCGGCCGCGTAGTGCCAACTTAATTTGGTCGAACGGGGAGTAGCGATTGAGGATGGAGTGGAACCAGATGACGCTGGCCGAGCCCTTGGAGCAGTCGGCGATGTACGGCATGTGGCCCTTGGGGATGCCCGGAACGTTCTGCGTGTCGGGCAACAGGTCGGCGAACAGGGACTTCTTGATTCGGCACCCTGCCACGTAGTCTTTGACCACGGGCGTGAATCCGGTGATTGGGGTGAAGGTGAGAATCATCTTACCCGAGCGAGTCACCAATCGGTAACGGAGGGTCTCAATCCAGTCCTGCGGCACCAACTCGTCGCACCAAATCAGGTCAGGCTCGCCACCTTCGATGACCTTCTTCTCCTGACCGTAGTTCATGAAGAAGCACTGGCTTCGGTTCGGAAGGACGAACGTCGCGTCCGTGAAGCCGTTCTTCTGCGAATACTGGATGTTCGTGACCTTGGTCTTGCGGGCGTTCTTGAACTCCGGCGGCATGTACTTCCAGATGACCGCCTGTTGCATCTGAATGGACGTCTGGCTGGTGGTGTGCAGGCACCAGACGCGGCTGTTGGGTCGGGAGCACAGCAGTTGCATCACCCGCTTCGCGGCGTACTCGGTCTTGCCAGCACGATTCCCCCCCATGATTAGCAATTCCGAGCCCTTCATCAGAAGCCCGTCCGCGTCTGCCCAACTCGTCGGCTCGAATCCGTGCCTGTACGGGTCCTGAGCCTCAGCCTGAATTTTCTCCTCACGTCGACGCATCACCTCGACGGTGGCGTCGGTGCCGAGCGTCCGTGCCATCTCAAGCACCTCGTCCTCGGAAGGCAGGTGAATGATGGGATGCTTGGTCAGTTTCATCCCGGCGACCGTGACGCTATCGGCGGACATCAGTCCTCCTCCTCCGCGTCATGTGGCGTCGCACCCGTGGATGTGCTGAACTGCTGGAAGTTGACCATGGGGAAGGCCCCATTGAAGGTCAGCCCTTGGAGGGTCTTTGGACCTGCGTTCGTCCCCATGTCGAACATGCCTTGGTTCGGGACAAAATGCCTGCGACCTCCGAACCCCAACGCGGGGCCAGCAACCCCTGACTTGAAGAACCCGGCCAGCCCGCCGCTGAACGGCACACCTCGTCCGAAGGACGAAAACATTTTTTTAGGCGTCCTCAGCGTACTCTTCGGTCCGCCTCCCTTGGTCATGGGCTGATGCTTCCTAGCCTCGAAACGCTCCGCCATCCTCTGCTCCTCATGGGTGCCGAGGCCGTAGGTGCTTTTTGCGTTATCGGCGGTGAAAGCGGCCTTGAGGCCGTAGTTCGCCTTGATTTGCTCGTCGACGGACTTGTCGCCCGACAGACGTCGCATCATGATTTCCTTGTCAGTCGTCCCCAGTTCAAACGACTTGTTCACCTGCGTCGGGTCGAGCAGGTGGTTGGTGCCTCTGGACGGGGCAAAGACCTCGAAGTCCTTATCTTCTCTGCTCGGCATCAGGCGGTGCTGGCTGTTGCTGTTGTCTTTGAAGGTTAGGCTTTCCCATCTTGGAGACGGCACCCCAGAAGGCGGCACCGGTGGCACCGGTGGCGGCAATCCATTCGCGGCCCATCTGGATTTCAGCAGGGCCGTAATCAGACAGCCTTTGCTTGTACTGGCCCTGAATCCCGCCCTCCTTGCCGAGCGGGTTGGAGATGAACTTACGCCAAGTCAGGTCAACGTCATCGAGCATGTCGCCCTTCCACCATTTCGGGCTGTAACCGATGTGGTGCCCGCCGTTTGGCATGTATTCATCCCAATGCTCCGGCTTGAAGTTGCCGCTGTACCAGTGGTCGGTGATGTCATGCCCGGCCAAGTAGACCTTATCGGGTTTGGGGTCTAGGCCGTCTTTTCCCGCTTGGCGGACGAACTTCAAATCAAACGGACGCATGTAACTGCGGGGTACAATCGAAGCGGCCCCGTAGTTCCTGACCACATCCTTCTCCGCCGCCTTGGGGAAGAACTTGGAGATGTATCCGTTGATGGTGTAACGCGAGTCACCGAGCCCGGAGGCTCTTGCGTCGAGAACCTTCGAGCCGATGTACCCGGTGACGTTTTTTTCGGCCGAGCGGACGGACTTGGCAACCGCACGGATTGCCCTCGCTATCGCTTTGTCCGCCAAGCCCATGTTACTTCTTCCTCCAGAACTCGATGAGTCCCCTGACCTTCTCCATGAAGGCTCCGACCTTCTGGCCGCACTCGGGGTTCTTCACGCCGAAGATGAACCCGAGCGTGAAGGACGCTAGGACGACGAGAGTGGTGACAATCAGGCAAGTCATGGCTTTTTATCGGCGGCGGCGGTTAGCACCAGTCCTTGCCCTTGTAGTTCTTGCGACCGGACGACGGCATGTTGTCCGACTTGGACTTGCCGCGGGACGGCTTCTGGTACTCGCGTTCGGTTTTCATCATCTTCTCGCCCTTCTCGTAATACTTCGATTCGGACGATTCGTGGTTATTCTTTGGGTTCTTCATGGTTCTTGGTTCGGTTGACGAGATGGTTCACACGCAAAATTGAGGTCGGGCGATGTTCGCAGTAATAACGCCCTCCGCGATACTTAACCGCGATGGGCAAATCCGGTTTGAACGGCGTTGAGTCGAAAACGTTGCAGAATACCCGCTTTCCGTCCTCAAGTTGAACCTGCATGATTCGGCGGTTCGGGAATCCGACCCTCGTAACGGTGGCACGGAGGATTTCCTCCTTCGGCAGTTCGGCGGGCTCGGCGACGTAGGGACCCTGCTTGAGGCCGAAACGCTCGAACACGCGGTTCTGGCCTTCCTCGGTGAAAGCGACGGGACAGGTCTGGATGGGCCGGTTGCCCGAAGGGATGCGTTCCCAGTCCCGGCCCTCGACCAGCACTTCCTTGCGGTATGCCACCAGTTCATCCTTGGGCACACCCCAACGCTCGATGACCTCCGACTCCTTCAGCAGTTCACTCATTGGTCAGGCTCTCCCTGATAGCCTTGCAGTAGGCGTTGTCCATCCAAGTGGCGGGCTTCACCAGCACCCCGACGAACGGACTGGGGGTGCGGAACTTCATCACCTTGCCGAACACCACCTGAGAGTCGTCGTGCCAGAACCCAAGGTCGGTCAAAGCATCGCAGACGGACTTGGCCAAGTTGTCGAAGTCAGGCTTCGTCGTCATGGCCGCCGCCTTGCCCTTGTCCGCCTTGATGAGCGGGAAGCCGAAGTAAAGCGTCAGTTCCAGCGGGCCGTCGAACGGCTTATCCGGGACGTTCTTCCTCGCCATCAACTTGAACTGCTCGACCCATCGCTTGATGTCCGAGTTAGCCATCTTGCCGATGAACTGGCGGCCGTCCTTCGTCCTGAGGATTCGCAGGTCAGCCTGATGCGTCGTCCGAATAGGCGGCATGTCCACCAAGAACCTACGTTCAAAGTAATCGGGGACGTCCTCTTGCATCGTTGACAACCCTTGAGCCGCAACTACGGTCCTGTCAACCGTGGACAACGAACGCCTAAACACCAACCCGTCCTCCAACCACAACGCCTCCCGCGTCTCCGAGGAACGCCGCCAACAGGTCGAGGAGATGCTCCGTCAAGGCACCCCGGTCCTAGAGGTAGCCAAGTTGGCCAAGATGTCCCCCAACAACGTAACGGCAATAAAGAAGGCCATGCCAGAGTCCACGGGCCTGCAAGACGAGTTCAAAGCCACC